CCTTCAATACGGATCCCACTACTGGCAAACCCCAGCGACTCCGGATCGTCAAAAACCCCCTGAACTTCGCCGCCACGCTGTGCACCGGAGGTGAACTGCGCACTGATGCCCATCACTTCAACAATCGTACTGTCCACCCCGGCAAGGGCGGCATCAAAGGCATTCTGAAAATCACGCATAAACAGCCATTCCACCATCAACATGTGTTTTTGCATCTGAGGACATAATCAGAATCACCCGACCAACATCCGCAAGCTCAACGGATTCCCCCGTTTCACCATCAACGCCACAGAGATGGAGGCAGGTCAGAACTCTGATGCGCGTTAACGCGCCGGATGTTTCCTCACGAACATCATGAGCCGCGGTTTCCCGCTCCCGGATATCCATATTCATAACCTGTACATCATCGCCGGATGACTGCATTTCCTCTTCCCATTCTGCCACCCGCTGCGCTATCTCTGCGGCACTCCCGGATATATCCGGCTCACGCCCCAGAATCAGGGCCAGTTCATCAAGCCGTTTCAGATTTTGCTCTTTCGTTGCCATATCAGCCCCCTGTGAAAAAAGACACGGGGGCATTTCGCCCCCGCTCACGGATTATTTCACCTGTACCACCACAAACTCATCCGGGTCCGGCAACACCATCAGCGGCGCGGACTGCGTCATGGTAAATTCACGGGCGGGATCCCCTACCGTCAGCCAGTGTTTCGGATAACGGGAAGAGGCCACCACACCTTCGGACAACGCCTGAGCATCCTGAATGGCACCGTAACAACGGATCCCATCTGCAGCAGTATTCCCCAGAACCAGCATGCCATCTGGAAGATAACGTTTTTCGATACCGTCTTCTGCTATATAAGACGTTTTCGCCACCACAATGGCCAGATCGCCGTAATACCCCTTGAAGGACACCACTGCGCCCAGATCTTTCACTGCCGTTTCGAGTTGAGAATTTGAACCGCGACGGGTATCCAGTTTTTCGCGGAACAGCTTAAAACCATTCAGAAGACGCCAGACGGTACCGTCCATAATGGCAATATTCACAAGACCGCTGGCCTGGTCGCAGTAGAGGTCAATATCATGTGTAGGATCGAACGTGTCACGATCCTGTTTTGACCACTCCTTACCACTACCCTGAGTGATGTTATTCTTCGTCGACCTGCCAAAATCGACCTCAATTTTCTCGAACTGGTCTCCTTCCATGGTGTATTTGCCATACAACACAGCATTTACCGCCTGCATTTCTTCCACCTGGACAATCGCGTGCTCTTCCTGTTTGAGGTTATCGGTAATGATACGCAGACGGCGGTAAGCCGGATCATTCAGTTGAGATGGATCTTCACCAGGAAGGCGCTCAACCGCCTGCTGGTAATTAAATTCGTGTTTCGGCTTGACGTAGCCCGGACGTAACACGCGGGTTTCACCACCACGATGACGCAGCACTTTTCCTTCAACAACCGGGGAGACATAGGCCGCCACCGGCGTTTTTCCGGTAATTTTGTCCAGCATCACCTCTTCGGTATGGAAATTCACCGTACGGCGGAAAAACAGCTCCAGAAACAGCGCACGAAATTTAACTTTTTGTTCGGTATAACCGAGTAACTGGCGGGTCGTAAACAATCCCATAAATCAGTTCCTTTCATTCAGAAATCAGTCAGGCCACCGCGGTGGCCTGATAACGTGTTACGGCAGCGCCGCGTGACTCAGGGCACTGCCGGCAAAGGCGTTGGCCTTTTTGTGTTCATCCACACTTTCAGGCCAGTGGATTGCCTCCGTCGCAAAGGTTCCCGACTTGTAATACGTCAGCGCCGTCTCTGTGCCTTCAAGCGGCAGTACCAGTATGCCAACCGCACTACCGGCTTTCTGTCCGTCCCAGACCACCAGTTTCCCGGTGGCTTCATCCAGCATCAGGGGCGTCAGTGCCGGTGTTGCCGAGGAAATCCCGCTGCTGCCTGTGGCGGTATGAGCCGGATCATTACCGGCAAAAATACGTACTTCCGCACGCTGTTCAGTGATGGTTTTCGTCACCATATTGTAAAAAACTCCTGTTGATGGTCAGCACTGGCTTCATGGAATGGCCATGAGCATTTTCACGTCCGCATCACCATCTGCTGACGTCTGTGGCACGCCACCCTGTACCGCTGCCGGTGAATGGTTCGCCATGATGCGTTCAAACAGGGCGGTTGTGGATGCAGAGACCGGCTCTGCCTTACCTGATCCCGCCGCCAGCACAGCCCGGGCGCTCTCCACAGTCATTCCCGGGCAGGCAGCCAGCTGTTCAGCCTGCGCCTCAGCCCCTTTTGCCTCATCCAGTGCCATGATCTGATCACGGAGTGAGGGTCCGGCATCCGCCTGCGGTGAAGCCGCCAGGATCGGGCGGGCTTTTTCCACCGTCATCTCCGGCATCGCCGCCAGCGTTGCCGCCAGTTGTTCACGACCTTTCGCCTCTTCACACGCCATAATGCGATCGGCTTCACTCTGCGTGGATGCCACCGGCTGCTGCGGTGCCGCCGCGGCCAGAATCGCCCGGGCCTGTTCAACGCTCATGCCCTGTTGTCCTGCCAGCATCGTGGCAAGCTGTTCACGTCCTTTCGCTTCCTGACACGTCAGGATCCCCATCACTCGCTGGTTCTCCTGCGCGGCGGCTTCCGTTGCAGTTAATTGCGGCATAGTGCCTCCTGTATCATGTGTGTTCAGCGCCCCAGCCATCACGCTGATGGCATCCGACGCATTGATTAATTGATCCGCCAGCCCGGCCTCAATGCCGGACTGACCTTCAAAAACGGCGGCCTCTGTTCCCGTGACGGCATCAACAGACAGACCGGTAAACATCGCCACTTTTTCGGCAAACATCCGGCGCGCCGCATCAATCCGCTGCTGCATGTCCTGGCGAACCTCTGCCGGCAACGCTTCAAACTGATTGCCATCCACCTTGTGCGCCCCTGAGTAAATCAGCGTGATATCCACACCGGCCTGCGCCAGATGACCGGCATAGCTGACATGGCTCATCATCACGCCAATGGAACCGATACGGGATGTCTGGGTAACCAGCCGTCGGGAGCAGGCCGACGCCAGCAGCATGGCTGCAGAACAGGCCGTGTCATTGCACAGTGCCCAGACCGGCTTCTGCTGACGGAGGCGGTAAATCATGTCAGCGCAGTCAAACGCGCCGGCGGCCTGCCCGCCCGGACTGTCAATGTCCAGCAGTACGCCCCGCACCTGGCTATCCGCCATTGCCTGCTGAAGACAGGCGACAATACCGTCATAGCCTGTCATTCCGGAAAATGGCCGCATACCACCCAGCCGGTGCACCAGCGTGCCGGTCACCGGCAGTACAGCAATACCGTTCACCACCCGGTAAACACGGGCCGGTCGTTTACCTCCGGCCATGTACTCGTCCGTTTCAGCCAGCATTCCGGGAGCATCAAGCTGTACCTGCTGCTGTGGTACCGAAAGACTTGCTGCCCCCATCTCGCGCCCGAGCGCGCAAAAGAAAACCCGCGCATAGGCGGGCTCCAGAAGCAGCGGTTCATTGAATGCTGCGGCAATAATGTGTGAAAGATTACGTCTCACGTGGTGTTGTCTCCTCTTCCGGCCTGCGACTCTCCGCTATCTGCTGCTGATACGCCTGCGCTATCCACACCGGACGTGAGAGTCCGGCTTTTTGCCGCTCAGCAGATTCCCTGACCTGCTGGCGGAAAATGTCCTGATAATCCTCGCCCATCAGCGCCAGCTCTTTCTCATACGTGCTCAGTCCGGCCTCAATGCGCATCACCGATTCCTGAACCTCCTTGAGCCCGTCAATGGCCATTCTTCCGGCACCAATCCACTCTGCCCGTGACCAGGCTGATCGCGCCTGATAAAAATCAAAACGTGCCCGTGGCGGACGAATAATCCCCCGAAGAAGTGCCTCTTCCAGCCAGCAGGAAAACATCTGCGTGGCCAGCCGGGCCGCAATAAATTTTCGCCGCCCCATAAAATAGCGCCACGACTCATTGGCAGAGGCCCTGGCACTTGAATAACTGACCTTCGAGTAATCACGGGACAACTGTTCGTAGGAAACGCCAAGACCGGCGGCGATATACCGCAGCAGCGCCTGTTCAAGCGCAGAAAATCCATTGTCTGAATCCTGCGCAGTCTGTAGTTTCAGATCATCACCAGGGAAAAGGCGCGGAATTTTGACACCGCCCAGTGTCACGTTATTCGTGTCATACCAGCTGGAGAACTTCTCCAGAATATTAATAAGCGGATTATCCTTCTGCTCCTGTGGCGCGCCGGCGATATATTCAAAGGCCTTTTCGGTATCAAGTTCACTTTCAATCGTCGCTGCATACATGGCTTTCACAATGGCCGACTGAAGCTGTGTTGCCTGCAGGGAATCGAGCATCTTCAGCCGTTCCATGACGCTGTAAAACTGATTAGCCCCACGGGTCTGCCCGTCCTCCACCGGCTCGAAAATATGCAGCATGGCCGGACGCCCGGTGGGAAGTTCACGCGGGATCCGTTCCCATCGTCCACTCCCGGAGAACGGAAAATCATCCTCACAGATATGGTACGCAACGGCACGGCCATATCGATCGACCTCCACCCCGGCCCGCAGAAAACGGTTCCCCATACCGTGTCCAGGCGTGTCCACCCGTTTCGGACTCACGGCTTTAAAACGCGTACGGAATAACTGCGTGGTTTCCGTATCCCAGACCGGCTGCACAAAGATTTCGCCGTTAAACGCATGAACGCCCACACCTTCACGGATAAATTCCGTGAACGTGCGTTTTCCTTCCACGTCGATCTCGCCAGACATCCCTTCGGCGTATTCCGACCAGGCCGCCTCCACCTCATCGACAAAGCTTTTTGCTGCGGTCTCCCGCATCCCCAGCCAGCGCCAGTTCGGACGGTAGCTGATCAGAAACATATGCCCGACAATGTGATCCTTATGCAGTGCCACCGCATTGGCCGCTATTCCGTTATTGCGCACCAGATCATCTGCCCGGGCATTCCCCAGACGCAACGCGGGCAGCAGGGCCGCATCGGCACTCTGCGCCGGTGGCAACCACTCCGCCATTTGCCCGCCAAATCCTGCGCCGCCCCCGTTGTAGCTGAGACTCTCACGAAGCGGAACGCCGTTCACATCAATCAGGACAGGCGTTCGTTTCATAACCTCACTCCCAGCGGACGACGGCGACGCCGGGTTGTCCCCAGTACCGACTCCGCATCATTGATCGCCCGGTTAAGCTCATCCAGAGAAGCCGCCGTATATTCAATTCTGCGACCATCTTTCTGGACAGACACCACCCGTTTACCGGTTAATAAATCAAGGCGCGCCTGACGCAGCGCCTGCAGTTCAGCGACTGTAACCATTCACTCCTCCGGACAGCTTCGCTGCCAGTTCTTTAAGGGTTGGCCGGGTCGTCTCTTCCTCCCGGGATTTTGCCAGTACAGCCAGATCAAGCTGCCAGCGTTGCACGGACACACGTAATGCCGCGTAGGCATACACCAGGCAGTCCAGCGCTTCGTTACGCCGCTTTTTGTTATCCCACAGCAGACGCATCTTTCCTTTTTCCCACTTCTCCACAAGCTCTTCCGCGACCAGTTGCTGCGCCTCTGTCTGCGAAAAAATCTCCGGATCATCAGGAAAACGGATGGCATACGACGTGGCTTCATCCACAGGCGTGGGATCGGCTTTCATACGGGCATAGAGAATTCTTTTGCGGTGTCCGTCCCCACTTCACACAGATACACGCCCCGCTGATTGCGGGTTTTTGGCATGGTGATCACCGGTCTTGCCATAGACAGATGCGCCTTTTACCGGCAGCACCCGGAAAACACCGTGTTTTTTGACCTCTGATAAACGATTTCGCCATCGATCCCCCGGTGTCCCAGCAGACACGGGAAATGGTCATTTCGGTTCCGTCTGCATGGCGGTATTTTTTGTTGATCGCCGCGTCCACACGTAACAGCGTCTCTTCCTCATCAGGACGCCCCATAATGATGATTTTATCCACCAGAAAGGCTTCCTCTCCCGGAGCCCATCCCCAGACATACATCTCAAAACGGTTTCGCTGCGAGTCAATGCCCGCCGTCAGATAAACCACCCGGGCAGGCACCGCCGCCGTGTAGCGCACCACCTTATCCATCAGTACCTGGTGATCGAGTTTTTCGCCCACGGCCTCTTCCCAGGTCTCGCCCAGCGTGGTGTTCACAAAGGTTTTCAGGCCGTTGGGATCTTTCAGTGCATCCAGCCAGTCATAGACTATCTGTACCCAGGTGGTGAACGGACTGTACGCCGTCCAGATGTGGAAAGTGATGGAGCGCGGCGGCGGAATTTCATCACCCCGGGCGCTGAAAAACATCAGGCCGTCACGGGTCCACATGCCCGTGTTTTCACAGATCCACCGCCCGTTGTTCTGGTCAAGCTCAGACTGATGGATCACGCAGCCATGATGTTCACAGAGGTAGAAAACGCTTTCGGGGCTGTCCTTCTCCCATTTAAGGCCAAAAGGCGTGGACTCATCGCCAAATTTCAGATACTGCGCCTCCCCACAGTGCGGGCAGGACACATAAAAACGCATAAAATGTGCCGACTCGTTAGCGGCTTTTTCGATCTGACAGGTGCCTTTGATTTTAGGCGTCGAGCCGCGAATGGATTTTGGCCATACAGAGCCCTCAATACGTTTATCCCCCAGCAGGGTTGGCGAGCCCTCTTTTTCGACATCCGGCTCGAACGAGGAAAGTTCGTCATAGCAGACCACGTCCACGGATTTTTCACGGTAGTTTTTGGCGGCAGCGCCGCCCAGGCACCAGAAGCCCACACCCGATGAAAAGCGTTTCAGCGTGAGGGTATTATCACGATGTTTACGACCCAGCCATGGGGAAAGGTCTTTCAGGCATGGCACGTCCCTAATCGTCGCCTCCGCGTGAGACTTCATAAAATCTTCAGCGGCAGAATCCGTGGGCTGAAAAAGCAGACTGTTTCGGGATTTATGCTCAATAAATACCCGACCACCCCCAGCAACATCTTTGTATAGCCAACACGGGCAGATTTAATCAGGTTAACCGTGCGAACCTGGTCGTTACCCATACAGTTCATAATGGCGATCTGGAATGGCAGCGTTTTCCATTCTCCCTCACCATATGAAGATTCTTTCGGCAGATAATAATTTTGATCAGCCCATTCAACTGGCGTCACCGGCAATGCCCTTATCAGGGGCTGTAATGCTGTTGTGACAGTACTCATCATATTATTCAGTTGTTGCTCTGATATATTCATCGAGTAAATCCGGTAATTTATCCCCCGCCCGCGCACACTGATTTGCCCCCTTCGCAATAAGGGTTTTCAGATGGTCAAGATGGCGCGGTGTTAAATCAGGAAACTGTCGTTGCATGGATAAAGGGATGGAATCAAGCGTACTGGATAACGCCATTGCCAGCTTACTGAGGGCAAAAATACAGAACCCGGTGTCAATAAGTTTTCCTTTGACACCTCATTTTTAACTGCTGTGTAACAGCCTGTTCTGCTGTCAGTTCCCATCTGGCAATAAGCAATTTTTCCTCATAGTCGTCTTCGCTATCGCCAATCAGGCACATCGTTTTTACTTCTCCTCAGATACGATATGTAAAAATCGCGCCAGGCATCCAGATCCAGTTGCCCTCGCTTATTTGATATCGGGGCACCCGGCAATTTCTGCAATCTGCGAAGCTGGCGATCGGTCAGACTTAAATGCCTGGCAACTTCAGTCTGCGTAGCCACTCCTCACCTCGCAAAAACTCTCACCTCACAATCACAACAAAACCGGTCATGTCCGGCTTACATGTCTATTTTTTGTGCATGTCCGGTTCACAGAAGACCTGTTTTTATATTTTTCATATAGTTAACTTGAAGAGAAACCGGACATGGTTCCCGGAAAATTTTCATAAATAGCGAAAACCCGCGAGGTCGCCGCCCCGTAACCTGTCGGATTGCCGGAAAGGACCCGCAAGCGTTCTGGTTTATTCGCAATGAATTCAATGTCTGACAGACCAGCGTCGTGCGACCACGGTCGCACGCTCCTGAATACATGCCCTGTTTCTTCCACCCTCGCACAAGACTGGCGAGCATGAGGGACAAACCCGCGAATCATTAGCGCGGTAAAAACCCGGTGTGCATCGTTTTTGATTATTCCCGCACACTCGCGCAGAGGAGTTCCCCGTCGGGCTACGGTCATGGTTAATGCGGGAATACGGCGACGATACAGCGCATGATGTGTCAGGCCTGAATACCTTTATCCGTTAAAAGGGATATCAGTTAAGTTATCCCGTGCAGGGTATAAGCCATTATCAAGCCCACCCGTAGATAGGCTTTGTAATGACATCTTCAATTAATCAGCAGTTCAGGCTGTGTCACCTGCAAAATGTATTCATGCTCGACAGCCAGGACACGCTTCTCTCTCTTCCGTTCGTTCATTAACCGACTGCCGATCGTACCTTTCAGCTTTGAGCGTGTTTCTTTGATGGCGTAGCGGTGCTGCATTTCTTCGCCAATTGCCATGCGGCGGCTCAGTTGCTCTGCCATCCAGTTGAATGCTGCGATATAGCTCTCCTTGATTGCCGCAGCAGCTTTCCCGGTGAACCCCATCACAACCATGATCCAGCCATCTTTCGTCAGGCTGTACATCGGGCGAACCTTGCCCTGCTCATCGATATAATCAGCCGACGCAAAATTGCGTTGGCTAAACTCACGCGAGCAATCAACCTTAACCTGCTCGATTTTCCTGAGAACATCACCGTGTCGCTTGCCGAAGTACTTGGCAATTTTTCTGGATGTGGTAACGACCTCTCCGTTTTTGGCTTGCACCATTTCTCGGAAGTCGAAGGCTGGAATAACTGAATGATTATTCATAGCGTCTTTACCTTTTAGAAAGTGAGCCTGTCTCACAGAAAAGCCGCCCGAGAGAGGTCGCCACCTATAACGGCATTTCTCAGGCTCGCTTACTGAAAGGCTCTCGTTAATATGCGCGTGAGATGCGCGTTTACTGCGGACATAAAAAAGCCCCGCATCGCGAGGCTCATTAAATTGACTTTGTGATTTGCAAAAAAATTATTTCAGGCATTGCGTCCTGATGTACTCCTGAAGCGTTCTCAGTGCTGTTTGGTCACGGATAATTCCGTCCCGGATACCGAGAACGTTTCGTCCAGCAACTGAAGAGAGTTCGACGGTGGCATCATTGCCCATGCCGGAGGCGCTGGAGGTTTCGGCTGAGGATGGCACAGAGCATTTTCCTTTGACGAGCACCCGACCACCATTATCAAGCTTACGCCGAAGAGCATCATTTTCAGCTTTCGCATTGGCTAACTCCTTCGTGTATTTAGCATCGAGTGCATCAGCAGCACGCTGGCGCTTCTGCATGTCAGTAATGGTGGCGGTCGCCTGCTTCAGCTCTCTGGCGTTTTTGTCGCGCTGCTCTTTGTAGGCGATGGCGTTATCACGGTAATGATTAACAGCCCATGACAGGCAGACGATGATGCAAATAACCAGAGCGGAGATAATCGCGGTTACCCTGCTCATTGCTGCCCCCACAAACAGACTTCACGCTCAATATCACGACGGGTCATCAGCCCTTTCCATTGCTTACCGCCAGCGTATGTCCAGCGACGTAGCTGGTCACATGCGCCTTTGATATCACCCTGGTTTATTTTGCGAAGAAGCGTCGATGTTCTGAAATTACCAGCGCCCACGTTGTAAACGAACGAGTAAAGAGCGCCGCGCGTTGTTTCCGGTATATCGACTTTGATGTACGGGTTAATTTGTCTGGCGACCATGGCAAGGTCTTTATTCAGGAGGGCTTTGCATTCTGCTTCGGTATACGTTTTACCGGGAATGATGTCTTTTCCGGTGTGTCCGTGACATACAGTCCATACGCCAACGATATCTTCGTATGGTATGTAGCTGACACCTTCCAGGCCATCGTCACCACTCGGACCAGTGATGAGCACAGACGCTATGGCAACAGCCCCACCACCAATAGCAGCAGCAACAGCCTTGCGTAATGATGGCGACATTATTCACCTCTCGCAGCCTTACGCTTATCTTCTTTAATCTTGAAATAAAGGTTTGTCAGATACGTCAGCAAGCCAAACACCAGGCTACCCAATACGCCTATTGCCACCCACTGGGATGGGGAGACTTTGTCCAGCAACTGCAGTAGCCAGTATCCCGTCCCCACCGCTGACGTGGTGTATGACACACCCGTTGTTATTTTTTCCATCTGGTACATACCCCGTCTCCCGCAATCCGGAAGCTCACAACAACAGGAGGGGCATCAGCTCACACCGACAGCCCCTGCGTATGGTTACATCATCATTTCGCCGCCAGGCTGAGGCTCACTGCTACCGTCAGGCTGAGACACAACGCCATCTGAAACAGCACTGTCACCCGCGCCGTCTTCAGGCTCAGGAGCAGCCGGTCCCCCCAGCAGCTCATCCAGAATGGCATCCACTTCAGCATCAAGACGCGCCTCAAGATTCTGGCGGAGTTGCTGTTTCAGTGCGCTTCTGACTTCTTCAGAGCGCAGGACGTCCTTCACTGCTTCAGCAGTGACCAGAGATTTTATTTCTGACATAGGATTTTCTCGTTGAAAGGTGTTGTTAAGAAAGTTGCTACGAAATGAGAGGCTCTTCGGGTTTTGTTCCGGCTGACTGGCTGGCGCTGATTTTTTCCGCCGCCGCGGCATCAATCTTTTTGCGTATATAGTTCCGGATAACCTTATACCCGCCACTTACCAGATATAACGTGCACACCACCGTGCAGAAATACAATAAAATAAGCTGTACAAATCTCATTATCCCTCCCGGTTATTGATATGGTGTTGACATCGTTAATACCTGTTGGTTAAAAAAGTGTCCTGCATGTTTTGCTTTGGATATAACGACATTTGCCGCCGGTTCTGGCTCCTTGTTTTCCCTGCCCCGGCGGCCTTTTTTTCCTGCTTACGGGTTATTCACTTCCACTGTTATACTTTCAATCAGCACCGGATATGTCGCACCGCTAGTGATATCGGTCACGCGCAATTTGTCTGCCGTAAACGTGCCGACCGGTGACTGTGACAGCATGAACGGCGTCCCGTCCTTACCATCAATGACCGGCGTCACCTCAATACTGTTGTTACCGGCAAAACGGAAGCCCAGCGTATGCCATTCGTTATCAAATGCGCCGAATGACCCCAGCTTCGTGTTCTGACCAGCATTTCCCTTGTGGTACATCACATTAAGGTCTGTGGCATCGCTCTGTACGTAAAACGACGCCAGCAGGTTATGACCGGCATTACCTTCCAGTGTGACGCCCTGAGGCAGTGAAGAAACCGGCCAGTACAGCGCCAGTGCGTACTGATTAGCTGTCAGTGTGCCATCAACTTTAAAACGACAACTGATAAGCCCGCCCTTCTCCAGCAGGTCTGCGCCATTACCGACATCATGCTGCATAAACCACGAGGAACTTCCTGTCTGTTTGGTCCACCTCAGCGCCTTACCTCCTGCAGCACCTGCATCATCAACTACCAATGCACGCCCTCCTTCAGCTCCCCATCCCTGCGGATTCAGTAAACCACCTGACTCTGTTGCACGGTAATAAAGCAGCGTTGTCACTGATTTCCCGTCCGTTGACGGTGTTGATGGTGTGTCCGGTGACGGCTTCTCATCCGGCGGCATCACAACCTGTTCCCCACCCACCAGTTCAGCCGTCCGTCCTGCATGGAGAAGAATCGCTGAGGCAAGACGGTCAGAAATAATCCCCCTGCGTGCCCATGAGCTGAAATGGCTCGCACGGTCTGCTGACGTCCAGTTTGCCGACGTCCGGGAGGCCGCACCGTAATATCCTGATGCCGGAATATCCGGGTCTTCTTCCGGTTTGTTCGTCGGGACATTTGCTCCGTTCTCATCGGTCATGAACGGCACAAAGTGAATATTCTTTTCCGTTTTGTTTTTGTAACTGCCGTACACCGTCTGGTAAGTGGATTCGCTCTTCTGCTTCCAGAAATAAGTTGTGTCTCCACATATCCAGGGAACACCGTCAGCAGAACCACCAGCGCACTGTCCCACCATATCTGCAAGGTCCGTACGATATTGTTCCACTACTTCTGTAAAACGGGCTGTGTGATTTGCTGGCGTTCCGTCAAAGTCAAATTCCCCCTGCATCCACACCACGGCAAGCAGCACATTTTTCGGGTTCTTTGCCAGCGCGGCTTTTGTACGACCGATGAGATCCTTATACAGCGGCCTGCCCACACCCCAGCGGGTAGAACTCTCTGAGGCACCGGTCACGTCACTGTATGTTCCATCTGCCCCGGTGGTGAAAGCTGAACCACCACGGCAGCACGGAACCAGAAGAATACCCGCATTCGCCGGTATAAACGGCAGCAGCTTTTTGGCAATATGCAGCCCCTGCCCCACGGTTCCGTACTGACCTTTCGACAGGTCAGCTTTCGGATGGTTAAGACGGCTCATGTCCTGTACATCATGCAGACAGTGGTCTGCCGGAATAATGTCGTTATATTTACAGGGAGCGCCATCCGGCGTCACTGTGCTGCGACGAGCCAGTTGCTTTATACGCGGGTCAGGACGGTCATATGTCTGCGGCAGAGGAAGCCCCTCACCGTAAGCCATGCCGTTCGACTGCCCGGCCAGTGGAATAACGTAGTAATAATCTGGCTCCGTGGTGACCACTCCCGGATAGCCACCATCCCCCGTGCCGGGCACAACCACTGGCGTGGTCACATCCCCCTCCGCGGCAATCGCCTGCATCAGGGTATAAGGGGTTATGGCCACAGGACTACCAAACGGCTGCCAGCCCTCTTTCAGTTTGTGTGTCAGCTTTTCCGCAAGATCTGACGGCGACGCCGCCCTGACAACATCATAATGTTTAATCGACATCGAATTTCTCCCGTGTACAGGAACAGAGTTAAAAAGCCGGAACCGGAATCAAATCACAGGATGACCATCTGCCAGTGGCAGGTCATAAAAAAAAGGCCGCGCCATGCGCAGCCAGAACTCACAAGGAAAATGATAGAAGGAAATAACATTAGTGATGTACGCATGGCGCCTCCCGCTAAGTTCTGCAATGATCAAACAGAACTCGCTACGTGCCCTTAAAACTCGATCATTTAGCCCCTCCAAGGAGGATTCACCATGCGGTTGATTTTTTAATAAACAGTAAACAAAAAAGTCAAGAATTATTCATTCTGTTCTTTCATCATCGGCCACAGCAATACCACAATGCCGCAGACCAGAGCGCCATCAGTCAGTACCAACATTATCCTGCTGGTGAAATCCATCATCACCATCACTAAAAGCAGGATCACAACAGCAAGCAGACACAGTTTATAAAACAATGTTCAGAAAACGCATTCAGCATGCCTAAGGTTCTATTCCTACGAATAGCCAACTTGCAACTTAAAATATTATTTATGCAGCCGATTAAATTCTGGTCCTTACAATATCAACCTGAAGATTCTTATCTTGTGCTGATTGATAAATGACAAACCTTTTACTACCTGCATTGAAAGAAGTAGACAAAACCAGACAATTATCATAACGAGCAAGAACATAATACCAACCATCATTATAATTAATCATTTCATATTCTTTCTTAAACTGCGGTTTGTAATATCCTGTCAGAAATGAAAAAGCCAGAAATATGCCACAAAAGCAATCATCACAATCTACAAAAAAATGTTTTTTATAAATGGCTTATCATAGAAGCATGATACCGATAAAAATCGCCCATAAGATCTTATCGAAATTGTAACTGCCAGCGCAATCGCTGCTGACAGTAGCAAAAGAGGTACCTGAATCTTCTGTCTCAATATAGAAAACTCAATAATTGCCGGCACAAACAATAATTCCACAGCAAAATAAAGGCGAAATACATTTAGCTCTTGCATAGAATGTTTTCTTTTCACTGCGAAAAAGAATACAACACCAATACCCCAACCGATAAGAAATATAGCAATGACGATAACTGCAAAAAATAAACTTCTGGCAACATCATCAACACCTGCACCTACAATCCACCATGGGAAGCCGTAGTAAAAAGAAGTACCCCATCCATAGAAATAAGCACTCCCCCATCCAAGGCATCCCATGTAGGCAATAAAAAGTGAAGAACTCCTGAGCAGCGCACCATCCTTCATAACCACCCCAATACAAGATGATAACATTGGCTTACAACTCATAACAAAAGCAATTCAATGCCGTCAAGAGGTTACAGGCTAAAAAAACTCTATTACATTGCAGTCAGCATGTTTACTACACAAATACAATTCAGAGCATAAAAACTACTCGGCGGCAGGTTATTGAGACTCATCAATGACATGTAAAAAACGCCCATTATTGGTGTCAAGTTTCCCCAAAGTTATTCAAAAAGTCAATATTATGCCGTTAATATGTTGCCATCCGTGGCAATCATGGCGCTAACGTGTGATCGCATTCAAAATGTTGTCTGCGATTGACTCTTCCTTGTGGCATTGCACAACCAGAGCGTCATACAGCGGCTTAACAGTGCGTGACCAGGTGGGTTGGGTAAGGTTTGGGATTAGCATCGTCACAGCGCGATATGCGGCGCTTGCTGGCATTCTTGAATAACCGACGCCTTTACATCTTCCGCACTCTTTCTCAGCAACTATCCCCCACTGCTCTGTTTTGGCTATATCAACCGCACGGCCTGTACCGTGGCAATCTCTGCATCTTGCGCCCGGCGTAGCGGCACTACGGCAATAATCCGCATAAGCGAATGTTGCGAGCACTTGCAGTACCTTTGCCTTAGTATTTCCTTCGAGCTTTGCCACACCACGGTATTTCCCCGATACCTTGTGTGCAAATTGCATCAGATAGTTGATAGCCTTTTGTTTGTCGTTCTGGCTGAGTTCATGCTTACCGCAGAATGCAGCCATTCCGAATCCGGCTTGTGATTGCGCCATCCCCATAGCAGCCATCACATCAGTACCGGAAAGAGAGTCAGAAGCCGTAGCCCGTGGTGAGTCGCTCATCATCGGGCTTTTTGGCGAGTGAAATTTAGCTACGCTTTCGAGTCTCATGGTCTTCCCCTCTTGCCCTGTTTGACCATCAGGACGCCGTTAACTATTACGTGACGCTCGCCTTTGCTGTCTCGGTTGTACTTGAGCACTGTTCCTCTTGCGCAGGAAAGCATCCTCGCCACTTCGGTCTGATTTCCTCGTGTCTGGATAAGAAGCTCTGGTATCGTTTGAATTGTGGCGTTCATACGTTCTCCAGTTCGGTGATTTTTATTCCAAGCCGTCCGCCTGGTACTTTCACACCACGAATTACGCGAATGTCATCGAATTGCTCGTCGTCTTCCGCAAATCCGGCGTGGATAAGGGAGTCGAGTAAACCTTTAAGAATGTTGTCGAGGTCGCGGCGGCGGGAGTCTGGAACGTCTGCGATGACTTTGATTCGTAGTCGTGATTTGGTGAAAATGTCTAACTTGAGTTGGCGGATGATTTGCTGAACGTCTTTTCGGTATTTCTGGCCTTTATCGCTGATGTAGTATTGGCTTCCCCGTCTTCGCCAGTAGGTATTCACCGACGGCGGGTATGGAAGCACAAACTGATATTCGTTCATGGCTTAATCTTCCCCTCCTTCAGCAGTATCGCCTGCGTCCTGATCACGCCTTCGAGGTGGTAAAGTCTGGCGTCTTTGTTGTCGAGATTATGGGTGCGTCGGTCGATTTCATCGTGACACGCGCTACAAGCCCATGCGCCGATCAGGTCGTCAGGCTTCATTCCCGTTCCGCAAATTCCAGCCATCCGGTAATGTGCCAGAACTGTAGTTTCAGGATTGCCATTGCATACGCCGTAAATACGCACCTGACATTCTCTTCCGCGCGCTTCTTTGCGTAGATTAGCCATTTGCCAGCTCCTTCTGTTGCTCATCTTCGTGAGAGAAGTCTTCTCCGTCGATTGGCATGAGTTCATCACTGTAAAAATAAGAGAAACCACCTGAAGGCTCGTTTGTATAAATCGATACATCGCCTTTAACTAGCCACCCAGGGGTGTCATCACGCCAACTATGCTTACCTGCACCAGGAAAATTAAATACATATCCGTTTGTTACTTTTTCGATTAACTCAACGCATCTGCCAATTTCGGGTTTGTTTTCTGAAAAAATGACTATTGCGATGCCACCTGCGCGTAACTCACTCATCATCTTCCTCCAGCATTTGTCCGTTAGGGTCTGCCATTAACTCTGCGCAGCAGTGCTCACACACGTGAACTTCCAGCACATGCAGCTTCTGACCGCAGTTAGCGCACGTTAAAGCTCGCTCGACGCTTTCTTGTTCGTAACTTCGATTTTGGTCAATCACCTTGTTTTCCTCGCACAATGTCTTAGCCACCGGATATCCCACAGGTGAGCCGTGTAATTGAAGGTTTTTACGTCAGATTCTTTTGGGATTGGCTTGCGTTTATTTCTGGAGCGTTTCGTTGGAAGGTATTTGCAGTTTTCGCAGATTATGTCGGTGATACTTCGTCGCTGTCGCCTCATGCCGCCCTCCTGACGCCATGCCCGATTGCCATCAATGCCGCTTTGGATACAGTAGTAAACATCCGTCGAGGACTGATGAACGGTCGCCAAATCAGCAGCATGGAGCCTTTGCTGTTTCCCTTCTTCTCCAGCCCTGTCGATGGTTCGATAAAATTAATCCGTCCATCAGTGATAATGCGAACTTCGTCAACACTCTCCAGAGCCTTGCTGAACCATCCGACAGACATATCCTCTGGCACAAGCATCACTACCGTCTGTCGTTGTTGTATGCACTGCTCAGCGGCTTTTTCCACCCACGGCCTGATATTGCTGTACGGTGGGTTATTCCAGATTGCACCGTGGCTTATCCACTCAGAATTTAGCGCGTCGTCAGCCTCAGTTAGCCAGTGAGCGCACAGAGCGTTTTTGTCGCTCGCTGCCGAATCCAGCCAGAATCCAAACTCAATATCCAGTGCATCAAAAAGCCAGAGCGGCGTTTGCCAGCAGTCCTTGTCGTGTGATGGCGTATTTGATTTGATAGTCATGCAGCCCGATCTCCCCATCGCGCTTTCCATTCGAGAGCCAGTCGCGCTTCGTCTGACCACTTAACGCCACGCTCTGTACCGAATGCCTGTATAAGCTCTAATAGCTCCGCAAATTCGCTTACACGCATCCTGCTGGTTGACTGGCCTATTACCACAAAGCCATTCCCGGCAAGGTTAGGAACAACGTCCTGCTGCTTTAATGCTGCTGTAAAAACGCACTTCCAGCTTTCTGCATCCAGCCAGCGATCATGCCATTCAACCTGACGAGAGACGTCACCAAGGCAAGCCCAAAGCTTTCGATTCTGGTCTAAGCTGCGGTTGCGTTCCTGAATGGTTACTACGATTGGTTTGGTTGGGTCTGGAAGAATTTGCTGTACCGCGTGAATAGCGTTTTGCTGATGTGCTGGAGATCGAATTTCAAAGGTTAGTTTTTTCATGACTTCCCTCTCCCCCAAATAAAAAGGCCTGCGATTACCAGCAGGCCTGTTATTAGCTCAGTGATGTAGATGGTCATCTTTTAACTCCATATACCGCCAATACCCGTTTCATCGCGGCACTCTGGCGACACTCCTTAAAAATCAGGTTCGTGCTCACCTTTCCTTCCCGTTCTTCTCTGGTAGCGAACCGGTAATACACCGTTCGCCAGACCTTACCTTCGATAACCAGAAGACCTGCCCGTGCCATTTTAGCCGCGGCCTGATTTATGCTGGTTACTGTTGCGCCTGTTAGCGCGGAAACGTCCTGTGCACAGAAGCTCTTATGCGTTCCGAGGTAATGAATAATTGCCTCTTTGCCCGTCATACACTTGCTCCTTTCAGTCCGAACTTAGCTTTAATTTCTGCGATCTTCGCCAGAGCCTGTGCTCGATTTAGAGGTCTGCCGCCCATGACAGGAAGTTGTTTTACTGGTTCAGGTATAGTCTCACCACAGTTAATTCGCGCTGTCATACAGGTCAGCTCATCGGCAGCCTTACGCCGTAATTCCGCGTCAGTCAGCGCATTGGCCCGCATGTTCTGGTACAGGTTGGTAACCAGCCAGTAGTGCGCGTTTGATTTCCACGGATAAGACTCTGCATCTGGATACAGGCCACGCTTCCGGCAATACTCGTAAACCATATCAACCAGCTCGCTGGCGTTTGGCAGTCCGGCAATAACAGATGCTTCTTCACGACACCAGGCAACAAACTGCCCGGGTGATGGCAGGAATGGTCGATTCTGCCGACGGGCTACGCGCATTCCTGCGTTAACCTGTTCCATCGTGGTGATCCCGTTTTCCCGGAAAGCCAGAACCCACTGGCGGCGGATTTCGTTCAGTTCGTTCTGGTCACGGTTAGCCAGGCTCGCCGGGAAAGTTGCCAGTAACTGGCTGAACACACCGTTGATGATCTGCGCTACCTGCTGTACCTGCGGCTTTTCGTCGTACTGTTCCGGCATGTTGTTGGCGATCCGACGCATCTGCTCACGGTCAAAGTTAACCATCTGTGCGGCGATGTTTTTCATAGATCCACCCCGTAAATCCAGTCTGTGTTTGTCAGGTCGAGTTTTGGTTTGCTGGCTGTCACTACTGCCTGTTGCTTGTTACGGTTGATTTCGAGCTGGGTCCACTTGTCGCGGAGTTTGGCCGGGCTCAGCACGTTACCGGACCAGAAGTTGTCCAGGCATGCCCAGCGGAACAGCACGCACATGTCGCGGTGGTTACGTCCGTCACGTTCTCGCATCAGGCGGATATCGTTAGCCCACCCAGCAAAATTCGGTTTTCTGGCTGATGGCGCGATGGTCTTCACCATGTCAAACATCCACTCTGCGGCGGTCAGGTCTTCTGCTGTCCCCCACCTGCTGCCGCTCTGAATTGCAGCATCCGGTTTAACCACAGAAAGATCGTTTTCTGGCTGGTCAGAGGATTCGCCAGAATTCTCGGACGAATAATCTTTTCTTTTTTCTTTTGTAATAGTGTCTTTTGTGTCCCCCTGTTTTGAGGGATAGCAATCCCCCAATTTGAGGGATGTTTTATCCCTCGTTTTAGGGGATTTTCCCTCGTTTTGAGGGATATCCCTCATTTTAGGGGAACCTCCCTCGTTTTGAGGGATGCACCATTCTGAGATGTTTTTATTTGGTCCAAACATGCCGCCTTGCTGCTTGATAATATTCATTCTGACGAGCTCTAACTTGGCTTCATTGCATCGTTTGACAGGTAACTTTGTAATCTCACTAAGTTGAGAATCGGTGATTCTGTCCATTGATTTATTCCACCCATAGGTTTTACGCAGAATGGCAAGCAGCACTTTAAACTGTCGCTTGGTCAGATCTGCGCCTGAATAAGCCTCAAGCAGCATATTTGATAGTCTGGCGTAACCATCATCGAGATCTGCCACATTACGCTCCTGTCCGGCAAAGTTACCTCTGCCGAAGTTGAGTATTTTTGCTGTATTTGTCATAATGACTCCTGTTGATAGATCCAGTAATGACCTCAGAATTCCATCTGGATTTGTTCAGAACGCTCGGTTGCCGCCGGGCGTTTTTATTGGTGAGAATCGCAGCAACTTGTCGCGCCAATCGAGCCATGTCGTCGTCAACGACCCCCATTCAAGAACAGCAAGCAGCATTGAGAACTTTGGAATCCAGTCTCTCTTCCACCTGCTGATCTGCGACTTATCAACTCCCACAGCTTCCGCTGTCTTCTCAGTTCCAAGCATTGCGATTTTGTTAAGCAACGCACTCTCGATTCGTAGAGCCTCGTTGCGTTTGTTTGCACGAACCATATGTAAGTATTTCCTTAGATAACAATTGATTGAATGTATGCAAATAAATGCATACACCATAGGTGTGGTTTAATTGGATGCCCTTTTTCAGGGCGGGGATGTGTAAGAGCGGGAATGTCTTAAGCGGCTTTACCGCGTTTAGTTCCGTACTGTAACCAAACCGGATCACAGTTAAGCGCCATAGCTATCTCAAACAAGAAGCGCGGTCGCTTGGTTACTCCAGCTTCAATCAGTTGAATTGATTGCTGTTTAACACCGGCTTTGGTTGCCAGTTCGGTTTGCGTCATTTTTAACGCAATTCGCCTCTTCTTGAGGCGTTCAGAAAGAGTTTGCATATCGCCTCCATTAACAAACTTTCTTGTATTTTCATACAATGTATATTGTTTGTCAAATACAGTTTTTCTTGTGAAGATTGGAGGTAAATAACAGAGGTGGCTTATGAGTATTTCTTCCAGGGTAAAAAGCAAAAGAATTCAGCTTGGACTTAACCAGGCTGAACTTGCTCAAAAGGTGGGGACTACCCAGCAGTCTATAGAGCAGCTCGAAAACGGTAAAACTAAGCGACCACGCTTTTTACCAGAACTTGCGTCAGCTCTTGGCGTAAGTGTTGACTGGCTGCTCAATGGCACCTCTGATTCGAATGTTAGATTTGTTGGGCATGTTGAGCCCAAAGGGAAATATCCATTGATTAGCATGGTTAGAGCTGGTTCGTGGTGTGAAGCTTGTGAGCCCTACGATATCAAGGACATTGATGAATGGTATGACAGTGACGTGAACTTATTAGGCGATGGATTTTGGCTGAAGGTTGAAGGTGATTCCATGACCTCACCTGTAGGTCAAAGCATCCCTGAAGGTCATATGGTGTTAGTAGATACTGGACGTGAGCCTGTGAATGGAAGCCTTGTTGTAGCCAAACTGACTGACGCGAACGAAGCAACATTCAAAAAACTGGTTATTGATGGCGGTCAGAAGTACCTGAAAGGCCTGAATCCTTCATGGCCTATGACTCCCATCAACGGGAACTGCAAGATTATCGGTGTTGTCGTAGAAGCGAGGGTAAAATTCGTATGATCAGGATTGCAGCGCTACTCACAATACTCTTAACTACCAGCGCCAATTCTGAATGCTGGATTGTCACAAACCTGCACGGGTACGGGGCAATGAATGGCGATCGTTACGGATTTACAAAAGACAGCACGGAAGATTCCGTTTTCCACGTAACAATTAATGGCGATAAATCATCGGTTTATGAATCAGTCTCTGGCGTCTATCCAGAGATGAAATACACTGCTTTGTCATCGAACACTATGGTAGGGGAATACCAGTCAGGAGGAGGAATAACTGTTGAAACTTGGTCAATCACTACAGACAAAAAAGCTCTTTACTCCAAAGTAATGAATATCTCAGGCATGCAACAACTTACATCAACCAAATCCTTTGTTGGTGATGTAGTCGGAACCTGCAACCAGTAATCCCCACCTCAATCTCAATAACCAAAAAACAAACTATTTTCCGTTTAAAAACAATGGAGTTTGTTTTGCACACCTCTTTTTACAATATTTATTGTTTACAACATACAATCTTTCTTGTAATTTTAAACCATCAGCAGGACGCACTGACCACCATGAAGGTGATGCTCTTAAAAATTAAGCCCTGAAGAAGGGCAGCATTCAAAGCAGAAGGCTTTGGGGTGTGTGATACGAAACGAAGCATTGGCCGGAAGTGCGATTCCGGATTAGCTGCCAATGTGCCAATCGCGGGGGGTGCCCCTATTAAGTTGTCAAGCATGTTATGACGCCTGCGGGGTATAAAAAGTCCCGTCGCGCATCATGGCGAACAGAACGTCGCAGCGTCGTCTCGCCAGGGCGATAAGCGCCTGATTGTGTCGTTTTCCCTGACTCATTTTGCGGGTGTAGTAAGCCCTGGATAGCGGATCCCTGAGCGCGGCGAAGGCCGACAGGAACAACGCCCGTTTGAGAGCTTTATTACCCCGTCGCGAGGGATGCTCACCGCGTATTGACGAGCCGGATCGCCGAGTTACCGGCGCAAGGCCAGCATAAGCAGCGAGATGTGCGGCAGAGGCGAAGGCGCGGCAGGCGACCTCGGTGAGGAGTCTGGCTGCGGTCCTGACACCGACTCCGGGCATACTGGTCAGGACCGGGTAAAGAGGGTGAGCAAGAACTCGCTGTTCTACCTCAAGCGCCACCTCGTCTCTTTGCTTACGCAGCGTGATGAGCTGGAGTGCCAGACGTGGCAGTACTACGGCAGCGGCATTCGTGCCGGGAACGACGACGGTTTGTTCGGCCAGTGCCTGAGCTATGTCTGCTGCAAGGCGTTTACCCAGACAAGGCGCAAGTTTGCAGAGCTGGGCTGCCAGCTTCTTCTCACCCAGCGAAGCGAGTTTTTCTGGTGAGGGATATCGCTGGAGAAGATCGAGTACCGCCGGGTGATCAAGTCTCGGACCGAGAACGCGCTCCAGTGCCGGATGTATCTGGGTCAGAAGGCCGCGGATACGGTTGCTGGCCTGCGTTGTCTGTGCGGCAAGATCATCATCGAAGCCGCAGAGCATGGAGAGTTCGGCGATTTGCTCGTCAGCCAGTTTCAGCGTGCGTAGCGCGTGAGGCAGGGTACGGGCAGCTTCGGCAATGATGGCAGCGTCACGAGCATCAGTTTTAGCTTCACCGGCGTGTAAGTCGGCTATGCGGCGCATGGCCAGTCCAGGGAGGTATCCGACAAGGACTCCTTCTGAGCGGGCAACGGCGACAGGTAACGCACCGATGGTAGCTGGCTGATCAACAACCAGCAGTATCTGACCATGTGTTTCAGGTCAGATATTAGCGACCTGAGTTTGTTTTCGTCGTTGGGTAATGCTTTATCGAACAGGCGTTTACCTGAACGATTAATGGCTACAGCGTGATGCGTATCTTTACCGACATCAACGCCGATAAAGACCTGGACGGATTCGTAATCGCTGGATTCGGTCATTCTGTCTCCCTTGTATATGGGTTAACCAGATAACCACGGGGAGCAGGTACCGGCATCCACGTTACAGACGGTCCCGGCAAAAGTGCCTGACCTGACCCCTATTAGCGGTTACCAGCGCCCCACCAGACCCGGTGACATCACCCCCCGGATCATGGACGACTGGGGGCAGTAATCATGCCGGGTCTGGCTGGCTAACACCCCATTATAAGGGGTACGAATAAAGTAACGGGGGTTCGTTCAGGACTACAACAGCCACACACCACCAAAGCTAACTGACAGGAGAATCCAGATGGATGCACAAACACGCCGCCGCGAACGTCGCGCAGAGAAACAGGCTCAATGGAAAGCAGCAAATCCCCTGTTGGTTGGGGTAAGCGCAAAACCAGTTAACCGCCCTATTCTCTCGCTGAATCGCAAACCGAAATCACGAGTAGAAAGCGCACTAAATCCGATAGACCTTACAGTGCTGGCTGAATACCACAAACAGATTGAAAGCAACCTGCAACG